GTTGATCCGGTCTTTCACGGACGGGTTCGCGGAATCGACCACAACCTTGAATCCCGCAGCCCTAAGAAGCGCTATATCGGTCGCGCTCGCATTACTGCTTTTCCGGCTGTCCCCGGAAGCATCCGGATAAATTATAATTTCGTGGTCCGGGTAGCGTTCTTTAATCGCCAAAATCATGGCTGGGGTATCAAATATATTAACCAGCTCGCCAACCGCCCTTGGAAGCCCGTCACGCAGGACATGAACAATGCCCGCCATCTTGCCAACGTTGAAATCAAGACCGATATGCAGCGTGTCTTTAGGCTTAACGATTTCATCAGTGCTGTTTTTGCGCCTGTCGAAACAATAATAAATAACGCCCTGATAATTCTCAAAGCTGGCTTCATATTCCTGCCTGTATGTGCGCGGATCTAACGTGCGTCTCGCTGCTTCTAATTCCTCGCCCGGAACGTTCCCGCCATCTCTCGTGGTGTAGAGCCAGCTTTTATGATCAGGCTCGATACCCTGACCGTCCTGATAGGTGTCGTAGCAATGATTGAACCCTTTCGGCGTTCCAATTCTTAAAGCGTGCCCGCCGCGATATTCAATGCCCTCAATCGTGTATTTGCACGTTGAAAGCATGGGCCGGATAACTTCCTCCCATGCCTCGTATGGACAATCCGCCCATTCATCGACCAGGATGAAAAACAATCCCGATCCGCGCAGATTATCGTAATGCTCCAGCCCGACAATCCTGATGATGTGCCCGGTTCGCAGTGTGATACTGCATTCCGTTTCGTTCGGCTTGCCAGAGCGCCATAACGGCGGAATAGACTGCTTTAACCTTCGCCAGAAAACCCGCTTGGCCTGTTTAAAGGTTGGTGCCGCGTACCAAATTTCATCTTCAACGCTGACATCCCATTTCATGGCGAGGCGAGCTGCTCTACGCATCTCGGCCTTACCAAGGAACGTCTTGCCAAAACGCCTGCCGCATACAGCGTCACGGAAGCGGGCAGATTGTTGCCAGCCCCATACGAATATATTTGCCTGTTTTGTAGTAAGCGCAACCGGCCTAGAGGACTGGTTTAGGCGGCGCATCTTCGTCAATTTTCAGCGTTGCCGTGTAATCTTCACCGATTTCCGGTGCGTCTTCCTTCGTATCCGTTTGCGGTCTGTCATAGCGTTTCGGAGCCAGCTTCGACAAATACCATTTCCGGGTGTCGACGCGGAGTCCGGACCGAGCAACAGCTTCCCGATCAAGGGCGATAAATACACTTCCGTCTTTACGTTCACGCTCGACATAATCGTTTTCCCCGTCATCGGCAATATCGAGCATTTCATCAGCCATAGCGTCCAGTCCAATGTCCCTAGCCCGCACGTATTGCGTATAAAACCCCTGCACGTCATCAACCACCCATAACCTGACAGTGCTTTCGTGTGGAAAGTCTTCAGATTCCGCGCAAATTCTGCGGAGGCTCTTACCCTTTGCGAGTTGTTCGCAGATATGTCTGGCAATTTCTTGAGTAAACTTAGTCGGTCGCCCGTGTGGTTTCGGTTTTTTGGCCTTGTTCTTCTTTCCCATACATCCCCCTTGGGTTCATGGTTTAGCGCCTTGCGCTGGATTGTTAATTTCGATAATTATGGGCCATGAGCGAGATCAAACGCCCGAAAGCCGCCGTAGTAAAACTGCCCGTCAAATCATTCGCAGGCCGGGTGAGCGATATAACCAAGCTCAAAACAAAATGCCTTGAGCTGGCAAATGAGATTGAGAATTTAAAAGACCAGACACCATGGCCCAACTGGTCACAGTGTCAGGCGGATAGTCTTCGGGATTATTGTAATGATTTGCCGGATTGAGCAATAAAAAAGCCCGCGTCTTGCTAGCGGGCGTAGATATAACATCTATCATAAATCTACCGTTTTACGTCCCCGGCGTCAAGGATAAACATGAACGCATATTCCTCAAGCCCTTTGACGATATGGAATCTCGCTTTCCCATTTCTGGTTTTCGTGCTGCACTCTATTTCCCGCAAAGCAAACCCTTTTGCGTAAAGCTCTGTGCACACCAACGCCTTTTCAAAACCAGCCTCTTTCATCATTTGCCGCCAGCCGGTGTAATTCGCATAGATGCTCACCTGCCTATCGCTTTCGCCTTTGCTGCCAGGTATGTGCAAAAGCTTCATGCTGGCGAATTGTGGGCTCTCCATGAGGCTTATGCCCTCACGTATCCTTTCGAGCGCCGACACCATTGACGGCGAACAGCGCGATAGAACCAGAAAATCCGTGGGCGTTTGAAGCTGCAATGGCGGCAACCAAGGAAAGTTGACCTTCCCCTTTTTGAATGCCTTAAGGAGAGAACGTTCTGCGGTTGCGCTCACACAAACCTCCCATTCTTACCCCGAGGGCGCTTGTATTTCGCGAGTTCGGCGCGCACCTTGAGATTCTCAACAAACAGGCTCGAATAATCAGCCAACAAACCCAAGAGCTGCGCTTCTGCTTCTCTCGAAATGCGTGTGCTTTCCTCCTCCGCCCAAATAAATATCAGGGCGACAACCGTGATAAACGCTATGCAAAAAATTACGATGGTCATTGGTTTTTCTCCCTTTTCTAAACATTGCATTCGTGCGCAAGGCTTTTTGGTGCGCCTGCATGATTGGCCAGGAATTTGCAGTAGTCTGCGGCATGATCCTTTGATTTTTGCACTGCCAAATTCCTAATGTGCTGACGAATTGCATCGTGCATCTGCGGGATTTCCGGCCACATTCTTCCAGCCCATGGAGCCTTTTTGGTCTGGTTTTTTATCCAGTCCTCACGCTCACCCGGCAACCACTTCACCGGCACGCTGTCTGGCCCCCTGACAGGCTTTGGTCCATAGCCCAGAAGCTTAAGAATGTCGGCTGGCGTTGGCATGACGGATTTTGTTTTCCGCCATTCATTGAAAGCCCGGACGATGCTCTCCTCGGAATACTCCGCCAGATCCTGCTTGAACGCCTTGAACAGGCTGCGGAAGGCTTCCGAGTCCTTGCCGTAGGTGTTGAAAATCTCAGAGCTTTGCGAGAGCAACTGACCCAGTGTCAGGGCTGTTTGCGGGTCCATATTCGCGGGCAAGCTCTTCTGCAATGACCTCCCTAGCCGCTCGGGATTTTCCGTTACTGCCGTGGTGATTTCGTCGATTGTCTTCATGATTTTTTCCTTCCGGGATTGCGATTGTTCGGGTTCGATCAGCGAATGCTTGCGCAATTGCCTTGTCGAAATATTTCAGGTTTGAAGGTGGGTCCTGCTTGCCGCGCTTAGCCATGACGGCTTTCACGGTCGGAATGATGTCCTTCTCCGCGTCGAAGCCTTGCCTGATCCAGACTTCGACCAGCGAATAGTTCCCAAACCACCTCGGATCGTTCTTCCAGCCTGTGATTTCAGCTATTCGTTCCCCAATCTGGAAAATAATCTGGTTTCGCGCGCGCGCGTCTTCATCATCATCCTTCTGGTTAAGGTAATCTGGATTAAGGTTAAGGCCCGAGTGCTCCGATTTTGGTACGTCCTGCTCGGAATTTGGTTGTGATTTTTCTAATTCTGGTTTTTCAGGCGGCGTTTCCGTGGCCTGAGCAGGTAGAACGGACCCGACCTCATTGCGGTGTGGCTTCTGATGTTTCTCGAAGTTATCTATTTGAATTAAAGGGTTACCGTCGATTGAATAACGCGCGATAAAGCCACGCGCGGCCAGTTCATTAAGCAGCTCGTCGATGTTTAAATCATCGTATGGAAACAGATCGGCTTTGATGCGCTTAGGTCTGTCCTCCAATCGCCCCGCCCTGTCAGCAAGCGTCCACAACCCAGAGAACAGCATCCGGGCTGCGAGAGAGCATTCCGCAAGAACCTCGTTCTTGAAAAATCCCGGCTTTATAATTCTGGCTCTAGCCATCCACGCCCTCCTCATTATTTTTTTTGTTCTTCAATTTAATAAAAAGCGCAAAATTACTGGCTTGGGCTTCTTCGTATATCTGCCCCTTCTTCAGTTCAATGATATAAAAATGTCCGCTAGGCGCTCTAGCTAAGATGTCAACAATACCTGCGGGGGTTTGTATTTGCCTTCCAACAAATCGCAAGCCTAGGAGTTCAGGCATATGTTCACACAGAACATCTTCAATGTCCTTTTCTGTCGCATCAATCTTAATTGCCATTCCCCACCCCCTGTTTCACATGAAACATTTTCATTTCTTCCCCTTATTTTTCTTCCTGCGCATCTGTCCGGTCGCCCTTTTGTTTCGTCTGGCACGCATCAGGACGCGCCATTTCTTACCTTTTCGGACATGAGCGTTGAATGTGCCGTTCTTGTTGAATTTGCTAATCTCGACCACATC